CAACTGGACACCTAATAACTTCAGCGTGACTGCGGGTGCAGGGAATGATTCACTTGTAGATTCACCAACATCGTATGGAACTGATACTGGTGTGGGTGGGACTGTGCGGGGTAACTACGCTACGCTGAATCCGCTTAATGTTTTTAGTTCGCCAAGCATTGCAAATGGAAATTTAGAAACATCAACTTCAGGCACTTCTGTCTGGAAAAATGTTCAAGCAACGATTGGTATGTCATCCGATAAATTTTATTGGGAATCCACCATGTCTGGTGGAGGAACATATTATTGTGTTGGTGTTGCAATACCTACAAAAGTTGATTCTACATACTCAACAGGAGAATATGGAATATGGGTATACGATGGTAGAGGCTATAAAATAGGTGAAGGTGGATCTAGTTCAACTGCCTATGGTGCAACTTATGGTTCTGGTGATGTAATTGGTATTGCATTAGATTTAACTGCTGGAACAATTACTTTTTACAAAAATGGCACTAGTCAAGGTGTTGCATTTAGTACAGGTTTGACTGGAGTAACTGTACTGCCACAATTTGGTGTTTATTACAACGGCTCGACAAATACGCAAATTGTGAACTTCGGTCAACGAGCATTTGCCTACACAGCCCCATCAGGCTTCAAAGCACTTTGCACACAGAACTTGCCTACGCCTACCATTGGTGCAACAAGTGCAACTCAGGCTAACAAATACTACGATGCAAATTTGTACACAGGAAATGGTTCAACTCAATCGATTACAAATAGTGGCTCATTTCAACCTGATTGGGTATGGATTAAAGGTCGTAGCGTTAGTTACAGCAATTTATTGTTTGATGCGGTTCGTGGAACTAATAAGTCCATTTTTTCTAACAACACAAACGCTGAAGTTACAGATACAGATGCTTTAACTGCATTTAATTCAAATGGCTTTACGATGGGTGCTAAAGCAGATATAAATGGCTCTGGTACAACTTATGTTGGGTGGCAATGGAAAGCCAATGGTGCTGGCTCAACCAACACATCAGGGTCAATCACTTCAACAGTAAGCGCAAACACTACAAGTGGGTTCTCGATTGTTACCTACACGGGTACAGGGGCTAATGCGACTGTGGGTCATGGCTTGGGTGTTGCGCCATCCATGCTTATTATTAAGAAACGTAGTGCTTCTGGTGCTGATGGTGCTTGGATAGTTGGCCATGTTGGAATTGTGATGGGTACAGGGCGTTTAATTTTAAATGATACTGATTCAAACTCAAATGCAGGTGCTTCGGTTCTGTGGAATTCAACTGCCGCATCAAGTACAGTTTTTTCTCTTGGAGATTACACTGCTGTAAATAATAGCGGCTCAACTTATGTCGCCTACTGTTTTGCACCCATAGCAGGGTATTCTGCGTTTGGCTCTTACACAGGCAATGGTTCTGCTGATGGGCCTTTTGTGTATACAGGGTTTAGACCTGCTTATATTTTGATTAAAAGAAGCAGTGGTGTAGATGGTTGGTTTGTAATGGATTCAAAACGTAATACATACAATGTAGCTAATGCAATTTTGCAACCAAATAATTTTGCAACAGAATCGGTTGATACAACTAACTATGGTGTTGATTTCTTATCTAACGGATTTAAGATTCGTAATGCTTCTACATATTACAACGCTAGTGGTGGAACTTTAATCTATATGGCTTTTGCTGAATCCCCATTTAAATATTCTATTGCACGATAGGACTCAATATGTACGCACTCATTGAAAACAACGCAGTTACCAAGGTTGGTGAACTAGTAACTCTCTTTCCTGATACATCAAATCCTAACCATGCTTTTGCTGTTGAGCAAGGCGCATTAGAAGTGGTTGAAGGTGAACAAAAAGACCAACGATTTTATTGGGTGACTTTCTCCCACTATGAAGTCAACGGCTCTATGGTCACTCGCACCTATACCAACACTCCAAAGGCTTTGGAGGATGTGACTGAGACACCAGAGAACCAGACTGAGCCAGTAACAACTAAGGGCCTGAAGTCGCAATGGATTGCTCAAGTCAAATCTATTGCCAACTCACAACTGGCAAGTACAGATTGGATGGTAATTCGTAAAGCAGAGCGTAATATTGACATACCTTCTGCGACAGTTGCTAAACGTGCCGCCATTCTTACTGAATGTGATAGATTAATTTCAGCAATAAACGCTTCATCTGACATAGATACTTTTGTTTCTGCAATAAGTTCTGCAAATTGGGGTGATTGATGTTTGGAAATTACTCACTTTCTGAAGCTCCTTTTTCATCATTTGTTGGTGGAAGTAAAGATGCGTCTGCAAATATTACGGCAGATTCTTCAGTAAGTGCTAGTGCCATTTATGTAGGATTAGCAAGCGCCACAAGTGCATCAACTTCTACAATGGAGTTGAATGCTTATCGTATTGCTTTTGGAAGTGCTAATATTGAATCAGTTTCAAGTGTTACGGCATTCGGTATAAATGTAAAAACAACAATTCTTATAATTTTCCCTGAAAGCACTGTTACCGCAAGCGGAGTATCAGTATTTGTTTCATCAGCAGAAATTAATGGTACTTCAATAGTTGTGGCTTCTGGAGCAAAAAAATGGGAAAATACTACTGATATTTCAGAAACATGGACAACAGTAGAAGATATTAGTGAAACATGGACTACAGCAACCAATTAAGAGGTAAAAATGGCTGATACAACAACCACAAATCTAGGGCTGACAAAGCCAGAAGTTGGTGCGTCAACAGACACATGGGGTACTAAGATCAATACTGACTTAGATACCATTGATGGGTTATTTGATACTGGTGCATACCTAAAAGTAACTAAAGGTGGCTCTGGTGTAGGCACTAAAACTGGTACTGGAAACTTAGTTCTTTCTACTAGTCCGACATTGGTTACGCCTGTTCTTGGTACGCCAACATCTGGAAACCTTCTTAACTGTACTATTGGTGGTTTCTCCATAACTGAATCTGGTGGAAAACTGGTATTTAAGTATGGTGCAACGACAATTGGAAGCTTATCTAGTTCTGGTGTTTTTATTACATCAGGAAATATTACTGGTAGTGGAACTCCATAAGGGGATATAAATGGGAACGTCAATTACATCAACAGGGGTAACATTCCCTGATGCAACAACACAAACTACTGCTGTTATTAATGCCGCAAAAGCGATAAATTTTCAGACGTTTAACTCTTCTGGAACATGGACAAAACCTACTGGCTATGCTTCAGCATCCCGAGTGCTTATTGAATGTTGGGGTGGTGGTGGTAGTGGATGTGCTAATACAACTCAAGGAGTTGGTGGCGGTGGTGGTGGAGCATATAACTATCGTTGGATGAATTTATCTGACTTGGGTTCTACAGTAACAGTAACTGTAGGCGCAGGTGGTGCTGCCGTAGCAGTAAACACTGGTGGATCAAATACAGGTGGTACATCTACTTTTGGATCTCATGTATCTGCCTATGGTGGTGGTGGTGGTAATTCTGCTAACTACAATAAAGCCTATGGCGGTGGTGGTGGTGGTCAAACATCTGCGGGTGTTAACAATGGATCACCTGGTGGCCCAGGATTCCCATTTTCAATTACTTATTTATCTGAAGTTTATTATCCAGAAGGATTTGGATATGGAACTGGCGGTGGTGGAGCTGGAGTTGGCGCTGGCCCAGGTACGGGCGCATTTTACAAAGGTGGCGGTGGTGGTGGATCATTTGGTGATAGTGGCGCTCCAGTACAAATAAATGCCAATGGTGGGGAAAGCGTTTGGGGTGGCGGTGGTGGTGGAGGCATTGGCTCTTCAGGAAACTCAACTGGTTGGTCAGTAAATCAAACTGGGGCAGGTGGTACTAGCCAATACGCAGGTAATGGTGGCGCTGGTAGCAACACTGGCAATGGAACTGCGGGAACCCAACCAGGCGGTGGCGGTGGTGCAAGTCGTGCCGCAGGATTCTCTTCTGGCGCTGGCGCTGCAGGGCGTGTTCAAATTACAGTCTTTGATGGTGCTTAAATGGAAAACGTCACTCACGAACAGATCTATGAAAGACTGCTCACAGTAGAGCATAAAGTAGATGAAATAGACAAGAACACAAAAGGTCTTGTAGAGGCTATAAAGGCTCTTGATGGGGCTTTTAAGGTCTTGGGATGGATTGCCTCTGCTGCCAAGCCTATTCTATGGGTTGGTGGTTTGATAGTGGCGGCAGGTGCTGTTTGGCAGACATTACTTAAAAAATAATCATGCCTAGCCAAAAACAACTTTTAATACCTCCAGTTCCTAGTTTTTCGTCTTCAACAGAGAAGTATTCTGCTGAAACGCAAAACCAGAACTTAAACGTATTGAGGTTGTTTTTTACTAAGTTAACTAACTCTATAAGCAACTTAATTGGACCAAGTGGTGGTACTTATTTAAATACACCTTATGGTGCTTTTCAAGACAGTACAGATCAAGTAGCGGCTAACACTACTACTGCTTATGCGGTAACTTTTAATACAACTGATTACACCAATGCAATCACATTAAGTAACAGTTCAAGGTTAAACGTAGCAAACTCTGGCCTTTACAACATTCAGTTTTCCATTCAGTTCACAAACACAACCAATGCTTCTCAGGATGTGGATGTTTGGTTTCGGGTAAATGGCACAAATTCTGCCAACTCAAACAGCAGGTTTGGATTTGCACCAAGAAAAGGTGCTGGTGATCCTTTCCACACCATTGCTGCAATGAACTATTATTTGAGCTTAAATGCACTTGACTATGTTGAGATCATGTGGAGGCCAACCGATGTCGGTGTCACGATTGAACAATACCCTGTTGGAACAAGCCCCACAAGGCCAGCAGTTCCTTCAGCCATTGTTACAATGAACTTTGTGTCAAGTATCGCAACCTGATAGACTAATAATATGGCTTACATACCACTTCAAATCCCGCCTGGTGTCTATAAAAACGGCACAAATTACCAATCCAAGGGACGTTGGAATAACTCCAATTTAGTTCGTTGGTTTGAGGGAACAATGCGTCCAGTTGGTGGTTGGAGAAAAAGATCTACTAATCAAGTTTCAGGTCTTTCAAGAGGTTTGATTAACTGGAAAGATAACTCTGGAAACAGACGTATTGGTATTGGTACGCATACCAACCTTTATGTGATGAATGAAGCGGGTGCTTTGACAAACATTTCACCACCAGATTTGGTAGCAGGTGATGCAGATCAGCTCCAGAAGTTAGGTTATGGCTATGGTACTTATGGCAGTTTTGCCTATGGTGTTGCTAGACCTGACTTGGGATCATTTACACCCGCTACTACATGGAGTTTAGACACATTTGGTGAGTATTTGGTGGCCTGTTCATCTAAAGATGGAAGACTGCTTGAATGGCAGTTAAACAATGCTAGTGACGCTGCCGCCATTACAAATGCTCCAACTAGTTGTGTTGGACTGATTGTTACTCAGGAACGATTCTTGTTTGCCTTGGGTGCAAGTGGTAATCCTAGAAAAGTCTCTTGGTGTGACCAAGAAAACAATACTGTTTGGACTGCCGCAACCACTAATCAAGCGGGTGATTTTGAGCTTACAACAGTAGGTTCAATCCAATGTGCCAAACGTGTGCGTGGAACAACTATTATCTTTACTGATGTTGATGTGCATACTGCCACATACATTGGCCCACCATACGTCTATAGTTTTGACAGAGTTGGCAGTAGTTGTGGGTCAATTTCAAAGCAAAGTATTGCTGTAACTGATAACGCTTGTTATTGGATGTCCAAGTCTGGATTCTGGACATACGATGGCTTTGTAAAGCCTTTGGTATCTGATGTTGGTGACTACGTATTTGGCAACTTGAATAATGAGCAATCTTCCAAAGTTTATGCTATCCATAACTCATCTTATGGTGAGATTTGGTGGTTTTACCCTAGTTCAGCCAGTAGTGAGATTGACTCCTATGTGACCTATAACTATCGTGAAAACCATTGGTCTATTGGTGTTTTGGATAGGACTAGTGGTACAGATAGGGGTATTTTTGCCAATCCTTTGATGGTATCTTCAGATGGCTATGTTTATGAGCATGAAGTAGGTTTTGCCTATGACTCTCAAGAGGTATATGCCGAGTCAGGACCATTAGAAATAGGTGTTGGCGAAAGGATTCTAAACATTACAGGACTAGTCCCTGATGAGAAGAACTTGGGTGATGTAAAGGCTAGTTTTAGCACTAAATTCTATCCAACAGATACTGTTTACAGTTATGGCCCATACACCATGACAAACCCAACTTCTATTCGCTTATCTGGTAGGCAGATAGCGGTAAAAATACAAGGAAACACGCTATCTGATTGGCGAGTTGGTCAAATAAGATTTGATGCAAAACTTGGCGGTTTACGATAAAACTAGCTATTTTTGATTATCAATATTATGATAGAACATGATACTGAAGATTGGCGTCAAATAAGGAATGCCAAACTGTTAGAATGGTTTGGTGGCAACCAAAGTGCCGTAGACTTTTTAGTTGCTTTATCGGGTATTGCTGAGTTATGGGATGACTTGGTAGATAAAGACAAAGAGCCTACTAGAAAAGAGATAGATACTGTCTTTTGGAATGCTTTGGTGACGTTACCGACAAATGAGTTCTTTAATCAAAATAGGTCATTTTTAATGCCTTTAGTGATTCAGAGTATAAATGCTTGGCAAGACTCTGTAGAACTTGAAAATGGTAATACCAACGACAGAGCCT